TCAGGATCAAATGGTCCTTGGTCCATGACATTGTCAATGAACACTAGATAGATACGTCCAGTATCGGTTCGTTCCTTGAGAATACCACTTTTGAAAACTTCTTCCGCGGCCATTGTTTTTTTACGAAGGCTGCTGTCTTTTTCGTATTTTACGTATAGTGTTTCGAAAAGGGCAGTGTCTTTATAAAAGGCTTCGTACAGATCAGGCACTTGGTTGGGGTCAAAGAATGTGATATTTTCTTTGTTTTTAAAACGTCTCCAAAAGAATGCACTCAGCACAACACCATAGTCCATGTGTCGCACACGAGTTTCTTCTGTGCCTTGGTTGTTTTTGAGCACAATGAGATCATCAAACTGCAGATGCCAAATGGGATAGAACACCGTGGCTGACGCATTGCGGATACCACCTTGACTGCAACTACGCAAATCGCCAAACCATTTCTTCAAGAACGGAATCATGCCAGTGTGCATGATTTCACCACCGCGAATTGGACTACCCAATGGGCGTAGTCTACCAATCTCCAGGCCAATGCCAGCACGTTTGCTGGCATACTTGGCCATCATCTCACCGCTGGCAAATATGCTATCGAGATCATCGTCTGATCTAATAAGAACACAACTGCTAAACTGCTTAGTAGGAGTACCAAGGCCAGCCAACACAGGTGTGGCCAAAGTGAAGAGTCCGTCGCTGGCTGCTGTGTAGTATTCTTTGATATAGCGCATGCGAGCTGTGTTAGGTTCTTCTTTATGGAATACAGTGGCAGCAGCCACCATGTATCTAACTTGCGGAGTTTCATATGTTTGTCCTGTGCTACGATTCTTTACTAGGTATTTTTCAATCAACTGCTCTACTGCGGCATAACTGTAGGATTCATCCTTGGCATGATCAATCATGTCATGCATACGGTTCCAGTCGTCCTCTGAGTACCATTCTAGGAGTTCGGGAGTGTACAGGCCAGTGGCCACGTTGGTCTTCACGATCTCATACAAGTGGGGAGGATCGTAGGAACCGTATACGTCTTTGCGTAGCATGCTGAGTCGCTGTTTGCCTGCCACATACTGATAGTTGGTGTGCCCAACATCAGGATTTGATTCCACGTCGATTAGATCCACAATGGCACGTAGGGTGATACCGTCAATTTCTTTGGTGGTAATACCGTCATAAAAGTGCAACTGTGCTTTGATCTCTACCATGCTCTGGCTAACGTCTGCTATGCCTGCACATACTTTGGCAATTTGCGTCTGCCATTTTTCCAAGGCGAGCGATTCTCTGCGCCCACTGCGCTTGACAACTGTGATGCTTTTCATTTTATCCTAACGAATTTTTTGTTTTACTTGTTCTTGACTGACTTGCCGTCGGGGCTTTGACTTCCCCAGGCTGATATTTACGACTTGATCAGGATCCCAATTCAGTATATATTTCTCTTTGTTGACCAGGACTAAATTGTCGCTTTGATATTCGATCATGCAAGCATCTTGCAGATCTTCACGGTCTAACATAGCAATAGTATACATGATTCCCAGGCCTCTTGCAACCGGACAATACTGGTTGTCGCTCAACAACTGCCAGGGATCAGGCCAATCCTGCTGGTCGTCCCAATGCAAATGATAGGCAGTCCAAGGAGTTCCAAACCACCAGGCGTTGATTTTGATCAAAGCAGGCTCTGGGGACAGTGTCAGACATTGCTGTCTTAACTGTGCCCAATTCTCCAGCCGCTCACTGAAGTTTTGGGGCCACATTTTTTTAATAACTGCGACCCAGGTGTGTTAAACTGTAGTAAATTGTGCCAGCGGCTCTGGATACACTTGATGTATATCGAACTGTCATTGTGCCAGCCACATCTGTCACAGTCAGTGTGATGTCAGTGTCTGAATTTTGCACATAGTCATCAACATAGCTCAATCCATCACCAGCTGAGTCATCAGCATCGTTGACCACTGTGAGTGTTCCTGTTCTTGCTGATGTTTCCACAGTGATGGTGTAGTCCATTTTGAATGCCTTGATCTGTACTGAACTCACTGTGAACAATGTTGTTGACACAGCACCGGCACTCAGTGCGGCTTGTGTGCCAGTTTCCCGCACAAAACTGCCCATTTGAATCTGAGCAGCACTGTCAACACCAATACTGGCTGGCACTGTTTGAGTCACACTGTTGTACAGTTGAATTCTGGGAAATGTACCACTAAATGCATTGGTGCGTTGGAACATGTCGCCCACGCTGACATTGTTGATGGCATCTATTGTGATCACTGCTGTAGACGGCAGTGTGGTTCCGTTGAAGTGATTGCCCACATCATAAAATATGTTGTAGCCCGACGTGTTAAGGCTGACATTGTTGAATATTAAACCCTGTTCATAAATGTTGTCAAAACTGTTGCTGATAAATTTTACCCCAGTGGCACCACCGTTGCTGGGGCTGACTCCGCCCAGCACAGCACCCTGATACAACGTGTCAAACGCACCGTTGCTCACAGTAGCACCACGAATTTGTTGATCAGTATTGATACCATAGGTAAAACCTGAAAACACACAGTTATCAAAATTGATCTGAGTACACGGCAAACTGGGAGTGCTGAGCCAGTCCACAGCCCGAGTGTCAGCCACACTGGTGGTCAAATCCCCAGTGAGCAATGGACCGGTAATGGTCATGTGCGAAAAACTGCACTGTTGAGCTTTGTCAATCAGTATGGCATCGTTCAGTTGATTGGTCCTGATGCCCATGCTGGTGATTTCAATGTTGGTAGGAGCAATGGCGCCATTGGTGGCAATGTTTACTCCAATTTGTTGTAGGCTGTCTGCAGTCTGTGCTACATAAGATGGCAATGATTCGACTGCCCAATATATAGGATTGCTTACTGAGATGCCTGTGGCTGGTACTGACACCACACTGCGATAGTAAAGCCCGCTGGGCACATAATACACCAATACACCTTGTGAATAAGCAGTGTTGGCAGCCCAGTTTTGAACTTGAAAGTCTATGATAGAACTGTTGCTGCCTTCACCATACAAGCGAGCATACGGGGGTATGAGAATACTGTCTGTGACAATGTAATTGCCTGCTGGAAAAAACAAACTGCGACGCACCTGAGCGTTGGCTTGTACACAATATAGTTGAAACAATGCGCGATTGATGGCTGCGGTGTCATCGGTTTGACCGTCTCCAACAGCGCCAAAATCTGTAACCACTGCATAACTGTCCAGGCGACTTTGAATGCTTTGAGATACAGGGCTGCCGGAGGTGACTCCGGTCTGCGCGGTGTATCCAGCTGCTTCGCCTTTGTAAGTGTATTGTCCCGCAAAACTCAAAATATCTGAAAACTCAGTGAGAATTTCTGTGTTTCCTACTACAGGAGCGCCGTCTTCCAAGGGACCATTGCCAATGAACAGTCTGCGTTCGTCAGTTGCCCAGCCCAGTTCGGCTCCAGCCAAGGGCTGTGGAAGATCTTCTACCAACCCTTTGCGGGCTGTGATTCTGGATATTTGTAAAATTGCCACTGTGTGATTCCTTCGGGTATCACATATTTAGCAAGTAATACTGTTCAACCTTTTTCCACCACAAGTCACGATACCGATCAAACTCCTGCCCTTCCAGCACAAATTCCTGGTACTCGGGTTGAGTAACCATGTTCATTTGTTCGTCTACGGTGGGTTTGACACACATCAAAACTACGCCTTTTCGTATCCGTGTGCCATGCAGTTCATTGTGTGCTTCTGCATAGGCGCACAACTGCACAAAGTAATCATCAATCCACTCACGCCGTTTGGGTTTGTTGGTTTGCTTGTAATCCAAAATTGCTTCTTCATTCAAGTGTATGCCCGCACCATCTGTAGTACCTGCATAGACCTTGGGGAAATACAGCGGAACTTCAATGCCCCAGAATTCACTCACATTCTTCAGGCCACGTTCTACCACAGTGTGTGCCATGGCATGACTGGCCCAGGAAAACGGATTTGTACCACGATCTTTGATCACACCGTCTCGCACATACTGTTCAAGATACGTGTGCATGCGTGTGCCACGGTTGGCTGCTTCTGTGGTGATGGCCTGTGCTTGTTCCGTGCCCACCCTGGCTCGCCAGTTCTGCAAAGCTCGTTTGCTTTCTTCACTTTTGGTAGCATCGAGTATTGTGGTTACTGATGGCAACCGGTTACCGTCGGGTGTGGCATACAGTCTACGACCGTTGACGTTTTCCCGGGGAATGGGTTGATAGTTAAATTTTGGATTGTACAATTTCAAATAAATCTTTCATATTTTAGAAACATATTTTAACACACTGTGTATCGCTGAACTGCAAGAATTTTCACATTGTGAGTTCCAATTTTGATCTTTGAGACTGTTAGCAAGATTATGATTATACAATTTAGATTGTAACACAGCAGACAGTTTATTTTTTGTCAAATCAATAAATTCAAATGATTCTGCCAACTCAAGGAAATGCGTTTGATTTTTGTTTTTAATTCTAGGTATAGCATGCATCATACAACAAGGAATTACTAAATTTTGATGACTAATATATAGATGTCCATTGACTAAATTTGGGCAAATTTCTTTGAAATTTTGTGACCAAGCACTTACAAAGTTTCTTATTCTCTTGCCTTTTAATGCTATTGTTCTTTGGCTGTTGTCAGTCGCAGGCTCAATATAATGACTTATATCGTGGTTGACTATAACTGGCCATTTTGATACATTTTGAAATCTTTCTGTATCGCAAGGTCGATGGACAAACTCAACAAATCCCATATCCTTGCTCATTTGAATTGCATCAGAAATTTGATGTTCATTGTGTTTGAATTTTATAAATTTCCATCTTGCAATGCCACCAGCTGATATAAATGACTGTGCATTTTTTATTATGGTGTCAAAATTTAATCCCACTCTGTACAAATGATTGGTATCTTTTAATCCGTCGATGCTAAAAGTCACATGAAGATTATGGTACAACGACGCCAACTGTTTCCACCAAATTGGATTACGTATACTGCCATTTGTTACCAGTTCTATTTGCGGTCGCTGTGGTGCTTCGCTGAACAATTTAATAATCTTTAGTATCTGCGGATGCATCACTGGATCACCCAAATCTCCTTCGAGTACAACTTGTTTGAGATTGATTAACTTTTTAATTTCAATATTGGAACACACAGCACCAATATTCAAATGTCCCAGTTCCACAGCTGAGTCAAGTTCTCCAATGTTGTTGAATCTTGGACAATGCGGGCAGTGTGCATTACAAAAACTTGTTGGTTCAATTTGTAATATTTGAATTTGTTCTAGTTGCAAGTTAAACTCTAAAACTTTCTCCGCAACCGCAGCGGTCACGCTCATTGGGATTGGTGAATTCAAAACCTTCGTTGAGTCCTTGGCGTACATAGTCTACTTGTGTGCCTTGCAGGTACACATCATGTTTTTTATCAACCAGCACACAGAAATTGTTCTGAGCATAATTTATGGTGCTGGCATCAGGATTATACTGTTTTACATATTCTAACACATAAGCCAGTCCAGAGCAACCAGTTGTTTTCACACCCAGGCGGATGCCAGCGTAGCCTTTGGTAGCTACTAATTTTTGTATCTTAGATTGCGCCTGATCACTAATGGTTATCATGTCTGTATTTACTAGTCAACTTCACTACATAACTCACTGCTGAGTTGATCTAAATTAGTTTGCAATCTCAGTTGAGAAAGTTTTCCTGCTATATCTTTTGGCATCAGGTTTGTGATGTAGTAGATAAAATTTATGTCCCTAGACAATGCGCTACCATATCCCATAGGCTCAGATGCCAACAGAACCGGTTTGTTAGAAAAATCTTTTGTGAAGTAGAATTTTTGTTCGGTAGACCAGTTGGTGTAGAGGTTATTGCATAAATTATGATACTGGCAGCTGGTCAAAAACGCATCAATTATTAGTTCAATATCTAATTGTAGCCCTGCATGTCGTAACAGCAAAAATTTTATCACACTTAATGCATTGTAGACTCCCGACAACACTGTCATTTCTACCAGCTGTCTTTGATCAAAAGATATACACTTTTTAGGAATCTCGCTAAGGTAAAAAACGTGATTAGGATCAAGACGTGTGGATTTTACATATTCAAATTGAAATCGGCGTTGGTACTCGGGGTTGTACTTGGCCGGACTGGCCGGCAATGGCTCATTCAAGAATATAATAGGCAATATGTTTGCCCCGACAACTTGACGCAGTGTTTGCCTCCAAGTCAAGGGAGTTTGTCCAGGTAACCCGTAAATCAATTGTGCTTTTACAATTAGGTGGGGATGTTTGGTCACTAGTTCTCGGGCCATAGTAGCATGAGTTTCCCAACCAACATCAGGACGATCAATATTTTTTAATATTTCTTCATTGGTGTCTTGTATGGAAAAATTTAAAGTTTTTTGTACCAAGCCACTTTCGGCCATTATATTGAAAATTTTTAAATTTACATCTTTTCGTAGTTTGCTGTAGTTGCCGCTGATTGTAAATCCAGCATTTTCCTGCAAATTCTTTTGGCCAAAATATTCAATCATATCTACATCTTCGTCGTATTGTCCAACATTGGCATCGGACAAATATATGTGTTTAATTCCTAATTGTTGAAATAAATCAATCTCTTGTTTATAAGTGTTTTTACGTCGTGACACTTTGTTTCCAAGTCCACTGTTCCAGTCACAAAAAGTACAAGCGTATGGACACCCTCTAGTGAGAGTGTATGGCAACCACACTGCCAATTGCTTTTTCTTTGCATCTCGAACCATGGCTGTAAACATTTTTTTGTTGTGTACAAATGGACTAGTACCAAGCATTTTTACGAATTTGTAATCTGCTACCACAGGATGGCCTGAGACTGGGTGTTTCCACGCACAATTGGATGTGTTGAATGCAATCATAGGTCTGTCGAGCACCAAATGATTTATAATGTCTGCAAATGCCTGTTCACCAGCGCCGTATACTGCATAATCAATGTAAGGATATTGTTGGAAAAAATCTTTGTTGGTGTTGACATCAATGCTGGGTCCGCCAGCAATCACTGTGATTTTTGGAACAAGTGTTTTGATTTTGGCAATCTGGTGCATCAATGATTCGTTGTTCCAGAGATAATGACTGGTACACAACACATCCACATCATTTTGAAGTATGTGTTTTGCAAGATCTTTTGAGTCAATTTCTTGCTGTAAAGGAATTAGCCATTGCACATGCGGAGCTGTGTCTTCGTACAATATGTCGATGTATGTTTTCAATTGCAAGGCTGCAGGGTATATCCAGGAAGCTACCCAGCTGCCAGCATGGTAAAATAGTATTTTTAATTTTTTTTTTGGTGTAGCAACAACAATGTCTTGTTCGTCAACATTATGTTGCTGTAACGATGTCAGCATATTCACTGTGTTTCTTTTTGTAATCTTCTACGGCTGCTCGTATAGCATCTTCAGCAAGAATAGAACAATGAATCTTGACTGGTGGCAGTGCGAGTTCTTGAGCAATCTCTGAATTCGTAAGAGCTGCTGCCTCGTCAAGCGTTCGTCCTTTAACCCACTCGGTAACAAGAGAGGATGAGGCAATGGCACTTCCGCATCCGTATGTTTTGAATCTGGCATCTGTTATAATTCCGTCTTCGACTTTGATTTGCAATTTCATCACATCACCACATGCTGGTGCTCCCACCATGCCGGTACCAACAGTGTCATCAATTTCAAACTTACCCACATTGCGTGGATTTTCATAATGATCAATTACTTTTTCTGAATAGGCCATGCGATATTCCTTTGCTTATTATAGCGTATTTACTACTAGATGTCAACGGGAATGGTTATTTGTTCAGACCGCGTTGCATGGCGGATTTGGCCGAAGCGGCCACAATGTCTTGTGCCTTGTTTACAGGCATTTTGGTTGGCCCAGTTTCGGACCCTTTGTACATGATCACCCCAGGGTTGTTGGGATCAATGGGTTCTAATACACTATCCAACGGAGGTTGACTCACAATGCTTACAACATTGCGTTGGTTGACCGGAAAGCCTAGACTCTGGGCAGCAGAAATAAATGCATCAGTGCTGATTTGCTTTTGCGCATTTTCATCATCTGCACGACCAGAAAGAAAATTCACTAGACCCATTAGTTTGTTTGGATCTAGTGAACTTGAATTTTCGACTTCGTCGATTCTCATTATCTACGTGCTCTACCTAAAGCTGCTTTGGGAGGTTCTGCACCTGTTTCAAGATCGGCTCCAATATCTGCACCAACGTCGGCGCCGATATCTGCACCCATTTCAGCACCAAGTTCTTCACCGGGTATTGGAGCAGGTGCGGCACCTGGCATGCCACTGGCAGCCATGCTGGTGTCTAGTGCAGCAGGTTGTCCTGTCACAACGCCTAGTGCTGTTTCCAGTTGTTGTTTGGCACCTTGTAAGTTTTGCACAAGCCCTTGCAATGCACCAGTGACATCAGCATTGAATTGTGTGGCCTGTTCAATGCCAATTTGATTACGGATACTATCTACTAGAGCAGGCAATTCTTTGAATTGCATTTCTGTGGTGTCTTCCAACATTGATTGCATTTTGTCTACCATGTCTTGTGCAGCCAACACCACTTGGGCTTGTTGTACTTCTGACTCTTTCAGTGTACGGAATGCGTTGCGCAGACGATTTTCTGTTTTCATCAATGCAGCACCAGCCACAAGTTTTTGCTCATCAGGATTCAATGACTGACCTTTTGACGCCTTGGTCAATGCTGCTTTGAGTGCAGGATCTTTTGTTGTGGCAATGGTTGCGGCTGTGTTTTGTGCTGTGTTCTGTTGGGCACCAGGAGCAGTGGTAGGTGCCATGTCTTCGCTCACACGATGTGCCAAGGCCTGTTCCATCATGACCAGTTTCAAGTAAGCAGGATTGCGCTCGCTGGTATGACGAGTAGTACTGCGTTGATGTTCCGCAATAACTCCACGCACACGTTTGAGCATGGTCTGTGCTTCACGCAGTGTGAGACGGTTCACAGGCATCTTTGTACCGAAGTAACTTTCAAATACTTGGGCTACTTGGCGGCTCTTTTTTGGTGTGGCCAGTTCAGTTAATTTCATTTGGCAAATCCTCTTAGTTGTAGATATTTAGCCGAATTTAAACATTTTTCAAGTTCTTGATTCAGCAGGGTAAGGTTCTCAATTTTGGGTGCAAGTTTGGTGCGCACCATTTCACGGAATTCAGGTCGTGTGCTACAATCTGCTTGCCCACGACGGCAATGAATGTCAGCGGTGAGTGTTTGTTTTTTGTTGTCTAGTATGCGGATGTTTTGTGCTAATTTATATTGTTGCAAGTGATCTGCCACGCACCATGACATAGCAGTTCGTTTACTGCTGAACGTGCTCACAAGATCATCGCTGTGATACACTGAAAATCCTGCAGGCTGTGGTGTTACATGATAACGTCCAAACGCCACATACCCACCATGTTCATCGTCAATGATTAATTCAGTGTACACACGTTTGAGTTCACGCTCAGCAAAGCGTTCAAGTTTTTGATCACGGGTCATAATGTTTTTACGTAGTGAGTGGCCAGCCACCCTACAACACCCAATAGCGCCCCGATAATACCTATGCCCCAGGCAATCAGCTGGTCGTTGCGTTTTTCACCCATTCGGCGCACAATGCTATGCACTTCTGTGACCATGTGTTTGACATCGCCAATTTCATTTTCCACTGTTTCTATCTTGAGTTCCAGCATGCGATAACGCTCTGCACACAATTCAACATGCGCTTCAAGACTTTTCTTTTCAATGTCAGTGGTATCAACCATGTTCGGGCTCCAATGAGGTATTTATGGCTGAGAACCAAATGTTTTGATTGGTACCTTGTGCATGCAAAGTAGCAGTGATCACTCCAGATTCGTCTAATCCTGTGACCATGGGAACGCCTTCACAATCGCTAACTAGCCCTGCTAGATCGTCGCTGCCAAACTCGCTGCCAAGCACACCTTCGGCTTCTACGTCAAATTCAAAGTGCCATCCATCTTTGTGTTTTGTAGGTGGTACAACATTCATGGGCTGTGTTCGCAGGCTCATTATTTGCAACAAACTTTCCCAGTTGCGTTGCTGATTACGACTGCGATTCCATTGTTCGGCGGTGTCGATCACCAGGCCTGTTTTGGTGGTAAACGGCAATTGCTGTGGGCGGAGATGTCCTGTGACACCAGTATGGGTACAATCAAAAAGGGTGCGGCACAAGACTTTCATTATGTGCATATTTAACGCCAAAAAGAAACCCTGGATTTTTTACGTCCAGGGTTGGCTTGGAACTAAACTGATTACAGGTTAGTGAATGTTGCGCTTGCAGCAACGTTTGCAGTTGGGATACCAATGTTCAAACCACCTGTGGCATTGGCTGTTTGAGCAGCAGCAACCAACTGAGCAGTTGTGTAAGCACCGGCTGGGTAGATAGCCAAGTTGATAGTACCGGCTGTGGCGCCTGCTTGATAGAAAGCAATGGTGCCGCCAGGAACTGTCAAGCCAGCACCTGATTGAACTGCTTGCAACACATTGTTCAAGTAACCGTTGACGTTACCGGCATTGGTAAGTGCAGCGTTGGCTGTCAATGTAAAGAATTGCAGTTGTGGACCAGACAACATCACTGGGCCTTGGGCCGCAACGTTGGCTGTTCCAGAGATTGAACCGTTTGCAACGTCTAGTGCAAATACTGGTTGTGTAGTTCCATTTACTTTTGTAAATTGTGCCATGATAAATTTCCTTTAAAGTTAAGTGGTCTCGGTGGACCTGCTTTTATTTATACCTTTGGTAAAAATCACACCTGTTGCGGATTGTTTTGTGCCGTGTTTCTTGCTGTAAAGTCAAATCTATTTACTGCTTTTGCATAGCCTGCAGGGGTGGCCATGACCCAGCCTTCGTGCCCAGGATCCTTCAAATCCAACTGTCGCAGGATATCTATTTTTAGATCATGCAATAGCATGAATAGCGTGAATGCTGCCGACAGTGCTCCAGCATTACTAGCCGGGCTGTTCAAGTATTCCACAATGTTGTTGAATTTTTTAGGTGTAACTTTGGTCTGCAACCAGTCCCCAAACCCGCCTAGGAGATTGTCAAAACTGGGACTGGGCTGTTTGATTCTGTAGTTGATGTAGTCCACACACAATTTTGCTAGATCTGTGATCTGTTGAGCACGTAGTTCTGCAGGGTTAAACAGTGTGGCAATGGCACGACCATCCCCACTGTTGGCCACAGATTTGATCTGCTTAATCAAGTTGGCGTCGGGCACAATCTCTTTGCCGCCAATGGGTTCAATCAGCAACAAGCCCGGAACATCATTGAAACGCACACCACTAAGTGGCTGGCGTAAATCACCCGCATCTGCGTACATGGAGTGCATGGCAATGCCAGTGTCGCTGCTGCCAATGCGGCGACCCAGTGACGTTTTGGCTGGGATTTTGTATTGCACTGTGTTGGGTTTGAACACATAGTTGCCAGCTTCCAACGGAGGAGTTGACATGTACAACAAATCGCCTTTAACATAGCCGCGGAAGTTTGTGGGCAAGGCTGCTTCCAGCTTGGGCCACAATGTAGCGTACAGTTGAATTAATTCTCCCCGGGCACCCGATCTTGTACTTTGTATGTCAGCCATCATGCGTGGACTTGTGGCCAAGCCATCGTAACCTTTGGCTTCGAAGCCCGATCCGTCTGTGAGCACAAACTCGCCAGTTTCAGGCTTGCGTCCGAATATCACAGCAGGCTTACCATCCCACTTTACTGTGGTAGTTTTAGCAGGGGATTCAGCAGCAGCCGCTACAATTTGCAGTGCTTTGGTCACACCAGGCAAACCATTGCGAAACACATAGTCTTCCAGGTGCTCAATGCCCTTGGCTTTGCCGCCCACGCCAGCTTCTTCTGCTTCGTAGATGCGGTAAGGATTTGCAGGTTCTGCTTCTACCAAAGGTTGCATGCCTTGGTTCACAATTCTATCACGTAAACGTGCCAGGAAGTAAATGTCTGCATCTTCAGTTACTGCATCAGGTTGCGGCAGACCTTCACGATTTAGATATTCACGAAAGTCTTTGACCTTGGCTTCTTTGTCTTTGTCTCGAACCAGTGCAGCAAAAATACTTTCTACATTCTTCAAGTTTTCTTTGGTAGCTCTTGGGCCCAACAAGGCTTTGGCCACATAGTCAGGATCTAGTCCACCGTCTACTAACTGATTGCTGGTACGACTAAACATGCCATTGGCTCCTACTTTGAGCCCCAGTTGTTTGGCAATGCTTGACATCAACACATTACGATTCATGCCTTTGTAAGCTGAGTCTTCACCACCTGAGTAAAAGAATGTGCCCCAATCCAGGTTGGGAAAGAACATGAAATCTGTTTGTACATATCCCAGTTCAGGACGTCCTTGTATGGGTGTGCGCAAATGTACTTCTCCACCCTTTTTGATCCACTCTGCAGGAGGCAATTTGTGACTCACAATCCACTGCATGAGCGTGGACGCCAACTGTTCCTTGGACATTTCGCTGGTGTCCACAGCAAGATCCATGTCACCAGAAGTGGCAGCTTTGCCTGTTGACCCCAACCAACGGTCACGTGGAAATTGCAAACCTGTGAGTTGTTCAATCCAGGCCACTGTGGCAGGCACATCACTTTGGTTGATACGACCTGTGAGTGGCTGGCCTTCGGCATCTTTGAATACATTGCCGCCTTCTAATAGTGTACGTAGGCTTTTCATGACTGTGATTTCATCTTTTTCAGTAGTGTAGAACTAGGGTCAAAACTTCGACTCCAGACTAAGGATTCGTTAAGTTTACCTGCAAGTCCTAATTTTATAGCATCTTGTTCACTTGTTCCTGGTGGTACTTTGGCTGCCATTGCCGCAGCTTGTTGAGCTGTGAATCCCATTTTTGTCAGCGCCTGTGCCACAGCAGGTGGTTGTTGTGCAGCTGGTGGTTGTTTAGCGGCTGGTGGTTGTTTAGCGGCTGGTGGTTGTTGTGCCGGGGCAGGGGGTGGAGTTTGAGCAACAGATGATCCCAGTACATGTTGTCGATAGGCCTGCACATGAGCCGGATCGCTGGGGTCAAAAGGCTGGCCTAATACAGTTACTTTGCCATTGGCATCTATTTTTACTGTGTCTGAGCCGCCTCTACCAGCGGTGTTTTTAAAAGCCAAGTAGGCTGCACGGTGTTCGGGATTGGCGCCATTATAGGGCTTGCCTGCTATGGTTATTTTACCCACAATTCGTTGATGCTCTGGATTGGCAGCATCATACGGCACGTCATCTATGGTTATCTTGCCTGTGCTGTCTGTGTATACTTCGTTCTTGGCATCCTTGGGCAGTAGGTAGCCCAGGCCCACCTGGTTGGCATTGTATGCCTGCATTGCATTGGCAATAGCGCCACCTATGTTGGCTTTTCTTCCTTGCGGTGCACCCATTTTGACCTTGCTGGCCGCTGCCAGTGCTGGATCGATTCCTGTGGCAGGACTTGCTACAGGAGCACCTGTGGTTGACATGTTTGTCGGCATCATGGCAGGTTGCGTAGGCACATTGGCCAATGGCACATTGTATGTGGGCTGACTTGGTGACGCTGCTGGTGCTGTTACAGGTGTTGGAGTAGCTGCTGGGGCAGGAGCAACAGTCGAAGCACCACTGACTGTAGGTGTAGCAGTCATCTGTGATCTTGCCCCAGGTCCTACACCAGTACCAAAATTTGGGGTTGCTGGAGCAGATGCGGGTGCAGTCATTGCCTGCATGCCTTGATCTAAATTTGCCACAGCTGAAGTGCTGGGATCATATTTGGCAAATCTGGTTGGGTTATCACCTTGGCCAGCACGACCTTGAACATAAGGGGTTTGTGCCGCAATGTTGGGATTAGATGGATCTGCTTTGTTAACTGTATTACCAGTTGCTGCCGCGGTTGAAGTCCCACTAACTGTGGGAGTAGCAGTCATTTGTGGCTTCACCCCTGGTCCCACTCCAGTTCCGTAATTTGGCTTGGTAGGTGATCTATCAGGATCGTACTCGTTGATTTTGCGTTTTTGGGTAAGTTCAAATATCTGCATGAGTTCTCCTGACAGACCTTGAAAACTTGCTGGTGTCTCTGTGACGTATTGCATTCAGCAGTTTACGCTGAAGATTTTCAGCTTGTTCAGCAGAAAATTCACTGTCAATTTGTTCCAGCAAACGAATGGCTGTTTCTATCAGATTGCTGGCGCGAGTTTCAATGATAGCTTTGCGATCACGTTCTATGTACAAACTGTCCAGTTCTTCTAATATGCTTTTTGTTTTCTTTTGCATTTGCTCAAGGGCCTTTGGATTATTTAGCGGAAACACTGTTGCAATAAATATCTAATACAAGGAACCAGTATGACCAGTCAGATCAACCCCAACAACATAGACGGCGAATATCCCGTTGCAGGTGTCAGCAACAACACGCAGGGCATGCGCGATAATTTTACCAATATCAAAACCAATTTCCAATACGCAGAGGACGAAATTGATGACCTGCAGTCAAAAGGTGTGTTCAAAGCTGCACTGACTGGCACCACCTTGGACAACAACATGGCAGACAATCTTATCTATGCTGCCAAAATACAAGATTTTTCAGCCACACAGGTAGCACTTGCGGCTACTTCGGGCGCTATTGCTATTGACTACAGTGCTGGGCATTATCAAACCATTGCCATGGCTGGTAATGTTAGTTTGAGTTTTACCAACTTTCCAGCCTCGGGATCTGTGGGCATGTTGCGTGTACAAATTATAGTAGGCACTGCTGGCCTCACATTGACATTGCCTGCCGCAGTAAGTGTAGGAACAACAGGTGTACAAGGATACTCGGGCAATGTGATTACATTTGCAGCCGCTGGCACATTTGAATTTGGATTTGTTACCACTAGTGCTGGTACTACTATTACTTTGTTTGATTTGAATCGTCCGCTAAGTTACTATACAAATCCTGTGACCATTACCAGTACTACAGTGAGTAGTAGTAGTGGATCTGGGGCATTGATTGTCAGCGGCGGCGTTGGCATTGGTGGTAATTTGTATGTCAGCGGCAATATTGTTGGTAGCATCGTAGCAACTGGTAACACCTTTGCAGGTAATACCACTGTTGGCAATTTGCTTACATCAGGTTTTGTCAGTGCTACTGCCAACGTCACTGGTGGTAATATCAATACTGCTGGTGTAGTCAGTGCCACAGGCAACATCACGGGTGGCAATTTGAATGTTGCAGGGTTAAGTCTCAGCGGTAACGTTGTTAGTGCAATCAATCTCACAGCAAATATCACCACAACTGCAAACATACAAGCAGGCAATTTAAAATCCTCAGGTATAATGAGTGCCACAGCCAACGTCACTGGCGGTAATATTTTAACTGGTGGATTAATTTCTGCAACATCTACTATAACCAGTGCAGCCAACATCACTGGTGGAAATATACTAACTGGAGGACTGGTTTCAGTTACTGGCAATATCACTGGTGGCAATGTATTAGGCGGTGCCAACGTCAATGCTATCACTCACACTGGTACCACTGCAAGTTTAAGTGGCAACGTCACCGGTGGCAATGTGTTGTCAAGTGCTGTGCTATCTGCTGTGGGCAATGCTACCATACTATCAGGCACTGCTATTCCGGCAGGTGGCACCACAGGTGCTGGTTACAAGTTGTCAAGTACTGCCAATCTTGGCGTGTTCTTTGGATCTGGTGCGCCTACCTTGAGTGCTGCCAAAGGATCGTTGTATCTACGCACTGATGGTAGCACCACAAACGATCGCATGTATGTCAATACCAATGGCACCACCACCTGGACTGCTGTGATCACTGCGGCTTAACCAGTTTTGATCTTGCCCAGCAGTTGTTTGAGTTTGGCACTTTGCACATCGCCCGACACTTTGGCTGTGTCTACACCAGGGGTCGACGACCATGGTGGGGTATCCGCACTGTCAGCAGCCGGGGTAACTTGACTGCGGGCCTTGATCGAGTCCATGATTGATGTGGATGGTTTCTTGGAAAAGTGATCTCCATCTTCTCCGCCTTCGTCAGTAATGCGCATTGTTTCAATGTTGTACTCCAAATCAATTTTTTGACCAACGCCGGTCGAGCTTCGAGACTTCATACACTGTATCTGATACTTGCCACGCTCTTTCATGGCGCGACTTGTAAAGATACCAAACACATTGTCTGCTGTGTTGATCTTTGATATACCACCTGAAATATGGCTGTGGTCAAATTCAATTTCTTCCACAGCACTACGGTTTAACTGTGACGCAGTTACCATCAAGAAGCCCAGTTCTTTGGCTAAATTGCGCAGTTCTTCACTCACATACTTGTCTTTTACAAACAAGTCATTGGGACTAACCTTTGCACTCACAGGCATCAACAAATCCAAGTAATCAATCATCACAAAGTCCACACGTTTGCCTGTTTGTATTTGATACTCTTTCAAGTATGCACGTATGTCGTTGATGTTGCTTTGTGCTGGCAAGCCTTTGACTTGATAGTTTCCAGACTTTTTTGCCACAAGTTTGACCTTGAGCTCTGTTGTGTCAATGTCTTTGCGAATGTCTTTGGTGCTCATGTTGGTCAACATAGCATCTGTTCGCAAACTTGTGAGTTCTTCACTAAGTTCCAGTGTGATGTACACACCACTGAGTCCTTGTTGCAACCAATTCAGTGCAATGTTCATCATCACAAGACTCTTGCCTGAACCTGACCCTCCGGCAAAGATGTTGAGTTCACCGCGACTGAATCCACCATACA